TGCTCGTCGAAGGCGAAGAGCTTGGCGCCGGTGGCCAAGGTCTGCTTGAAGAACAGGTCGTTCAGGGCCGAGGCGGAGAAGCGGCCGTTTTTGGCCTTGCCGGTGATCTTGACCGAGCCGCGGCCGACGGCTTCGGCGAACTGGTTTTCACCGAACAGTTCCTTGTTCGAGCCCTTGAAGTCGAACTGGGTGTCCTGCAGCGTGCCGATGCGGCGCGGCGTGCTGTTGGCGGCGGTGTCTTCGACGAACAGCGCGCCGCTGTGGAAGATGATGATGCCGTCTTTGATGGCCATGAGCTATGTTCCTTTCGGAGGTGGGAGTGGAAGCTGGTCAGCCCAGCCGGGCTTTGAGTTCCGTCACGGCCTGGCGCAACGGGTTGTAAAGGTCGGTGGCGCGCAGGGCCGGGTGGTTGGCCAGCTGCTCGGACCACCAGAGTTCGATGAGCGAGTCGCGCACCAGCGCGCCGGCGTCGCGTTCGGGCGCGGGCGCGACTGGGTCCCCGCTTTCGCGGGGACGACCGGTTTGTTCAGTGGCCATGTGGTTTCCTTAGGCGAGTGTGGAAAGGTCGTTTTCGGCGGTGACGAAGACGACGTCGTAGCGCTTGACCAGCTGCAGCCGGTCGCCGTCGCCTTCGGCGAAGTTCCACTCGGCCTCGCCTTCGGACAGGCCGGCCACGTAGGTGCCGAGCGGGCCGGTTTCGAAGGCGGCGTAGAGCCGCGCGTGTGCGCTTTCGACGATCGGGTCGGCCAGGGCGTCGGGTTCGTCGCCCACGGTGTGGAATTCAACCCGGAAGGTGAGCTTGTGGCGGGTGGCGCCGTCGCCCACGAGCATGGGCTCGGAGGTGTCGGGCAGGATGACGATGGCCGGGAACTGGCCGCGCGCCTTGGCCTTTTGGGTGGAGCGGTACACGCGCTCGTCCACGCCGGCGGTGGGCAAGAGCGCCGTCTTGACGGCGGCCAAGATCTGTTCGGCGATGGTGGCCATGCTCAGGGCTCGAGCCGCTCGAGGCGCGCCATCATCACGCTGCCGTCAAGCTGCGATTCGGGATCGCGGCGGAGCCGGTATTCCACGCCGCCGATGGTGACGACTTCGCCGGCCACCAGGCCGCCGAACTGGCTGGCCGGGTAGGTCATGGAGAGATCCGTGGACAGCTGCTCACCGCCGAGCAGGTCGGTGTCGCTGGCCTTGAAGCGCGCCGGGCCGGTGAACGCCGGCCCGAGCGTGTTGGACGGCAGCCAGGTGACGGTCTGCAGCATGCCGGCGCGGTCGAAGGCGGTGAAGAACTTTTCGGCGGTGAGCATGGGTGGGGGCGGTGGCGGCGGGGCGGTGCGACTGGGTCCCCGCTTTCGCGGGGACGACTGGGTCGCTGGTAGGTGCGGCGCGGCGGGCGATCAGGCGCCGAGCTTGGCGAGCGCGGCTTGCGCGGCCTCGAGGGCGGCGCGCAGCGGCTCTTTCTTCGCCGCGTCTGGCTCGGCGTCGAAGGCCTTTTGCGCTTCGTCCACGGCGGTTTGCGCGGCGGCACGGGCTTCGGCTTCGGCTTTTAGCTTGGTGCCGACGGGATCGTCCGCGTAGGTGGCGGCGCCCCACGCGACCAGGCGCGCGGCTTCGTCTTCGTCCTTCACGGTGAAGGTGGTGCCGGGCGGCAGGTACTTGAGTTCGCCCTTTTTCGCGGGGTCGAGCACGGCGACGGTGATCGCCGCAATCAGAATTTTGGCCATAGGGGCTCCGGAAAGGGAAAGCCGGGCGGTATCGCTACCGGCCGGCTTTCAAGTGACACAAAGGAGGAGACATCTACTGCCGGTGCGCGACGGTTGCCCGCCGCCCACCGCACTGCAACGCCGCGCCCCGTTGCCGGCGCGCGACGCATTCACGGACCCGTGCTGGCGCCCTGACACTGACCCGCCGGCTTACAGCACCGTGGCGCAGAAGCTGGCGTTGACGCGGTACGGCACCATGAGCGGGGCCGATTGCATGAGCAGGTAGCGCACCGCCGGGTCTTTTTGGACCCAGCTTTTCGGGAAGTACGGCAGGGCCTGGAAGCCGGCCTCTTCGTCCCGGATGGCGCCGTAGCAGCGCACGCCTTCGACCTGGCCGCTGCACATGATGACGGTGCCGGCCGGCAGCATGGGCTGCTCGACGTTGCTGTCATCGACGTACCAGTCGGCATAGGTGAAGATGTTGAAGCCGTCGACCACGCCCTTGAAGTCGAGGCCGGCGTACACGGAGGCGTCGCGCACCATCGTGCTGTTGCCGCGGAACTGGTCAAGTCGCTTTTGCACCTCGGCATCGGTGCGGAAGATCTTCCACACATCGACGGTCATGATGACGTCGATCGGCGCGGCGCCGCAGTTTTGCTGCACGGTGAGCGCCCAGTCCTGCAGGAGGTTGAGCGGGTTGACGCCGGCCTGGCCCCAGCGCGCACCGCCGGAGAGCACGACGGTGTGGCCGGCAGCGCGGCCGAAATCGACCAGGACGCTGGGATAGCCGTCACCCACGACGGTGACCTTGCCGGTGCGCAGCGCCTCGCAGGCCATGAGTTCTTGGCGGCGGGTGAGCATCTCCATCTGATCCTTGAGCGCGCCGCCCAGGATCATCTGCTGGCGGGTGGCGGGGTCGAGGCTGCCGCCGATCTGCTCGCCGATGGAACGCTTCATCGGCCGGTTGGCGTCGAACACGCGCTTGTCTTTGGCGTACGCGGGCTTGAAGGTGTTGGTGGTGAAACCCTCGCCTTCGACGATCTTGCCTTCGCGCAGGGGGCTGACGAAGGGGGCGATGCGGCGGCGACGCTTTTCGACGTCGAAGTGGATTTCCTCGGTCTGGTCCTGCTGGACTTCGCCGAAGTAGCGCGTGAGCAAGCCGGTTTGCGGTAGGGTGAGGGCTTGGACCACGCGGGTCATGAGATTGCTGGTGAACAGATCGGCCATTGTGGGCTCCTGTGTGGTGACGTGGCCGGCGCTTACGCGACGATCGTGTCGATGAGGTCGATGCCCTTGCCCCGCAGGCCTTCGCGGATGCTGGCGGCGGTGTGGGCGGTGCCGATGGTCAGGGCGTTGACGTTGAAGCGGCCGCGGAAATACACCAGCGCCTCTTTGTCGCCGGCGGAGGCGTCGCAGTCGTCGGCCAACACGCCGTCCGGGGTCTGCGAGCCGTCGGAGGCGGCCGACAGCGAGAGGATGTACTTGCCGCCGCTGGTGATCTTGCCGACCACGGCGCCGCGCACCAGGTTTTGCCCGGAGAGCACGGTGACCTTGCGGGTGAGGATGCCGTCGCCGTTGTCGGCGAGCAGACGGTCCGGGCTGTAGTTCGTCGAGGCGAAAGATGCTTGGATGGGAGGCATGTCTGTGGCTCCTTAGACAGTCTTGCGGGGTTGGACAAGCCCGACGATGGAGGCCGCGAGCGCGGCTTCGTCTTCGGCTTCGGCGGCGCCACCGGCACCGACCGCGGGGTTGGGCACGCCGTTCATGGCGGCGACGAAGGCGTTGCCGGCGGCCGGCGCGGCCTTGGGTGCGGCTGCGAGCACGCGGCCGCACTGCTCGACCGTCATCCCGGATTCCGTGGCCAGGGTGTGCGCGAGGACCTCGCGGCCATTAGCCTCGGGATGCGCCAGGATGCCGGCGACGCGGGTGCGTTCGGCGGCGACGGCGCTGGCGGCGACGGCGTTGGCGTCCACCGGTGCTGCGGGGTTGGCGGGTGCACTAAGATTCTGCGTGCCCGCCTGAGCGTTTTCACTCATGGAGTTCTCCTTTCGAGAGAGTTGAGGTTGCTGCGCGGCGATCCGCCCAGCGGGTACTGCGGAGGTGAAGCTGACACTCGCGCGCGCGGTGCCCTGGACGTGGGCTTCGAGTTCGGCGAGGGTGTCGGCGAAAGTGGCGACCTGGTCGATCAGGCCGAGCGATTGCGCAGCGCTCGCGTCGAGGATGCCGGCCTCGGTGTCGCGCACGGCCTGTTCATCGATGCCACGGCGGTCGGCCACGTGGGTGGTGAAGCGGCCGTAGAGCGCGTCGACCATGCCTTGCGCTTCGGCTTTGGCGGCCGGCGACAAGGGTGCGTGGCTGTTGAAGTCGTTTTTGCGCGCACCGGCGTAGATGGCGGTGTACTTGTAGCCCTGCTTGGTGTCGCGTTCGGCCTGGCTGACGTGCATCATGATCACGCCTATGGAGCCAACCATGCCGGTGTCGGGCGTAACGATGCGGCCGGCCGCGGCCGACAGCAGGTAGGCGGCGCTGTACG